CTTCTTCATTTAGTTTAGCTTCTACTTCTTCGATTTTACTTGCAAGTTCGTCAACAACATCTAATTTGTCGTCTGGAACTTCTACATAATGGTCTTCAAATAGACCTTTAAGTCCTTGTATAAAGTTTTCTGTTAACTCAGACTTAAGTCCTCTTTCGATTGCAAGTTCGTTATCTTTAACCCACTCTTCTGCAACATAACCTAAGAAAGAGTCAACTTTGTTAACTAATTCTTCTTTTATCTCGTTAGATGCTTCAACAATCTCGTCTCTCTTTTGAGATTCGAGGTCTTCTTTGATTTCACTAACTTTTGCAGATACAGCAGCTTCGAATACTATTCTTGCTTTGTTCTGAAATTCTTCTGAAAGGTCTTCACCGCTAACTAAAGCATCGATGTCGTCTGACATGTCGTAAGATTCTTTCTTAGACTCTTCTTGGTCTTCGTCTTCATCTTCTTCATCGTCTTCGTCATCTTCTTCTTTAGCTACTTTCTTAGACTCAGAGACTTCTTCTTCGTCATCTTCTTCGTCTTCGTCATCTTCTTTAGATGCTTCTAAGATTGCAGTTAAGGCTTCTTTCACAACTTCTTCGTCCTCAGATTTGAAATGTTCAGCAATTTTCTTGAGAAGGTCTGCTTTAGTTGACTCAGATTTTTCATCTTCGTCTTCATCATCATCTTCTTCTCCATCTTTTTTCATCATTTCGCTGACTAAGGACTGGATGTCTTCCTTCTCAAAACCCTTAAGTTCTTCAATGATACTTCTCAAAGCTTCCATTTTAGTCATATCTTCTACAACTAATTCGTCTGATTCAGTTTCTTCCTGTTTAGGAGAGACTTTATCACCTTGGTCTTTATCACCCTTTCTCTTCTTACTAGTTTTGGTAGCATCACCTGCTTTATCAACACTAGCTAAAGATTTCTTAACTGGGTCTTTCTCTGGAGTAACAACACCCTTATTAGCAACTGGAGCTGATGCCTAAGTTACTTCGTCTTGATTTTTTATTTCATCTGACATGTGTATATTCCCCTATGAATTTTACTATAATTACAAATTAAGAACGAAATATTTTGTTCTTTAGAATGTATTTATAACTTTTATAGTTTAGAGAAGAAGTTTTTCATAATTTCTATCTTCTTCTCTTCCAAATGGCGTTGTTTGGTTTGTCGAATCTGGTCTTTCCATGATTCAATCTCTACGGCTTTAAATACACCGCTTTCATTTATCCATTCAACACCTTCCATAATACCATCCACAAAAGCGTCTGGTGCAGAAGGGTCTGCCACGATGTCAGCTGCAGTTGCAAGCATGAAGTCGTTTTGGACATATTGTGCATCGTTCTTTTGGGTCACTGACCCCATACCCCTACTGGAAACGCCTAGTTTAGCACCATCATTCAACAGTCCTTTAACTATATTACCCATTGGAGTCGTCATTATCTTTGCTTTACCAACAAAGTTCTTCCCATCTTTCTCTAGAGAAGTAATCAAATGACTAACTCTCTCAAGATTGATAGTAGGGCCATCTGGATGACCCAGTTCCCCATATGCACGATTTTTCTTAATGAATTCTTTATTGTATCGGTTTACCTCTTTTTCCATTATGTTCATTGGATAAACACGACCATTTCTGTTCTTTAATTCTGTTTGGAGAAATACACCTTCGATGAACTGTTCTTTTTGTCCATTTGCATTCTTTTCTGTTATAAGACTTATTTCATCTGACTGGTGTTCTGATATTAAAAACATTTCTTCTCCTTATTTGATAGTTGCAATCTTTTCTGCAACATCGTTATAGGTTTGATTACCTTTCAAACCATTTGAGAACCCTAATGTATCTTCTATTTTGGGTTCATCTAAAACTGAATCCACAAACTCATCAAAATCTTCACCTAGTAAAGATATTAATTGTTTTGCATTCTTTCTTGCCTCTTTTTCGTTCTTGTAAATTGCAAGTTCTTGTCCATCTACATAAACCTTAAATTTATTAGATTTCTTTGAGATAACAATAGGTACTTTCTTTCCTTTAGCACCTTTTTCCATATAGGAGTCAACTTCCTGCTCTCCGCGAGGAAGTTTGAATTTTTTAACTTCATCTAAAGATTGTACTAATTCTTTAAATTTCTTCATTTGCTGGTTGTTCCTGTTTGTTTAACCAATCAAGTTGAACATCCAATCTCTTAGTATCGATTGCATCCTTCTGTTTGTCAACCATAGCTGTACTAAAAGCATTTGATGCTTTAACATTGTCACCCGCTTCAAGTGAATTAATTATATTTTTAACATCTTCTCTTGCCATAATTTATATCCTCTTACATGTCAAAGGAGTCCTCTCCTTCCCCATCGTTTTCTTTTTCAGTGTCGATTTGTTTATCAATCATTTCTATCTCTTCTTCGGATTGTCTAAGAACATTCTTTCTAATCCATTGTTGAGAATAGTATTTACCAACAAACTCATCCAACTCCCTTAATGTGGTTGCCCTTTCCCTTTGGATTTCGGCATCCTTCATTTCTACAAAATGAGAATCTTTTTGATAATCGAATCTAATATTCTCTTTCTCAAGTTCCCATTCATCAATTGACACAATACCTTTTAGTGCCAACTGTGTTCGTAATATGTCAATAAACATAGTACTAAACTTCATTCTGAGTCTATCTACAAATCGTGAGAACTTAACCTCATCTCTTGATATCTCAGTTGTCCTACCTAAACTAAATCCTGCTTCAGTCTCTAATCTAGAAATAGGTACATTTAAACTTCTGAACAGTTTTCTTTGGAAGTATATAATATCTTCTATTTCACCTAGGTTTTGTCCGCCAGGTAAGGTGGTAATCTCTGTTCCTCTTCCACCTTCTCTTCTTGGTAACCAGAAATCTTCCAACATACTCATATGTTTTCTGTCATCTCTGACTTCACCTGTATCTGCATTGTATACTAGTTTATTCTTGTACCTAGTCATAGTATCTGCAAGATACTGTTCTGCTTTTGCCTTCGGAAGGTTACCTACATCTATATAGAATATCCTTCTTTCTGGGGCTCTTGATATCCTATAGATAACAAGTGCATCTTCCATCATCTTTAATTGGTTAGCAGTTTTTAGTCCTTTATGCATGTAACCAATGATGTTCTTTCTGTTTGCATCCATCATTCCAGATGTAGTATAAACTATCGCATCTGGTGATATCTGCAAGGTCTGACCACCTTGTCCAAGTGTTTGATTCTTTTCGAATCCACCTTGGTTGTAAGTATAATACTCTCTTACCTTATCTATTACTTCTATACCTTTTGCATTCTTCTTCTTTTCGACTTCCCTAATCTTTTTAATCTGGATAGGGTCTATCATTCTTACCCCAACAATACCTTTCTTAGTATTTTTTGGGTCGACAAGTAAATGGAAATACATCCTTCCATCTACATACCATTTTCTGAATACATCAGAAGAGGTCTGGTTGAATCTCAAAAGTCTTAAGACCTCTGAGAATTCATCCCTAACCTTGGTTTTAATTGAATCTGACATCTTAGTTGCATCCAAGTTGATACCAACTTGTGCATCTAAGTCATTCGAAGAAATTGCTTCTTGAACTATATCATCTATTGCCATGTCCACTTCTGGAATCAGTGACATTTGACGATATCTTACGATTAAATCTTGTTCAGATTTAACCCCACCTTCCATGTCAAGGAATGTCCCTTGGGCCATTCCACCACCTATTGCATAACCACCTTGCCCAACTTCTACAACTTGAGCTCCATCGTCATTAATAGGTGCAACAAAGGTAGGTGCTTGTCCCTCTGCGTCTTTCCTCTTTATTTCAAATCCAAATATTTCCATAATATATATTTATAACACCTAAGAAAGGAGTTCTAATTAAAGAACTCTTTCCCAGTGTGAATAACTGAATGTAACATCAAAAGTCTGTATCTCATCAGCAGTATCGTAACTTAAGTCGATTTGTGCTACAGTTTGAGGATACATATTATACAACTCATATGTTGCAATAATACTATCATC